ATGACCCCGTGCGAAAGAAAACTGATAAAATAGAAGAACTTCCAAACTACTACCATATTTTACTACCAAACCATTATAACTACCAATGTAGGAAAATGCAACACTTTCCGACACATGGCAGCACACGCAAACAAAAACAGCCCCGAGGGCCAGATGGCTCCCGGGGCTGGTGCTATGCTATGCGGTCTTGCGGCCTGCCGCCGGGGCGGCTAAGTAGTGCGGCTGGCTTACTTCCCGATCTGGCTCTTCAGCCGGTCATAGGTCTTGTCGGCCTCCAGCGCGGCGGAGGTGAAGCTGTTGTTCTTCCACCACGCAATCAGCGCGGCCACGGTGGTGATGCCAGCGGTGACCAGCTGCTCCACGGTGGCGCTCTCGATGGGCAGCACGGGCTTGCCGCAGGCGCTGAGGATCTGGTTAGTCAGGGCCAGCAGCAGGCAGGCGGTGCGGGCGATGGTACCGGCGGAGATCTTGTTGTTCAGGTTATTCATGGTTTGTCCTTTCTCCCGGCGTTGCCGGGCTTGTGTGGGTGTATCAGTCACGGATGGGCAGGGCCTTGGCGCGGTTGTACAGCTCGGTGCCCGTACCATTGCCGCCCAGTGCGTGATAGCTTTTATACAGATACTCCAGATTTTTCAGGCCGGAGGTGTCGATGCCGCCCTGCTGGATGTAGTGGGTGCAGCGCTGGTAGAGGCAGTCGTGCATGATGGCCAGCAGACCGTCCTTGATGGTCCGGTACTCGGTGACCTTTTTGATCAGGTAGCCCCAGCCGATGCCCAGCAGCCAGATGGCTCCCTCCATCCAGTGGGCAGAGATGTAGGCAAAAACTTGCTGCATTGGTCTCACCCCCTGACCTGCCCCAGCCCGGCCCGCTGGATGATGCCCGCGTAGTCCTTGTAGGCCACGCTGAGGTCTACTCCGGTGCTCACACCGGGCACGGTGCCCGCGCTGGTGTGCTGCCACATACCAAAGGGCCAGCCCGGTTCAGGTTTTTCCTTGCGGTATGCAGCCAGCCACACATCATAGGGCTTGAGGGCCGCGCCGCCCATGTACAGGAAGGTGCTGCCAAACCACAGGCCGGTGTAGAGCAGAGCGTACACGCCCCAGCTTTCCACCGTGCTCAGCATGTAGGCCGTCAGGTCGGTCAGTGCGGCCTTGCCCAGCGGCTTCTGCACCTCGTCCTCAACGTCCACGGCCACCGGCAGACCCAGCGTTTTGCCGGTCAGAGCGCTTTTCAGCAAGGCCAGCTCCTTATCCGCCTCCGCCTTGTTGACGGCCTTAAAGTAGCCATACACACCCACCGGGATGCCCAGCCGTGTGCACTCGGCGTAGTTGCGGGCAAACTGCGGGTCAATGTAAGGCTTGCTTGCCTTGCCGTCGGCGCTGTTGCCCATGGCGCGGATCATGACGCCGCCGATCTGGCCGGACGCCTTGACCTTTGCCCAGTCGATCGTGCCCTGATGGCGGCTCACGTCCATGATGGTTTTTTCCACGCTTACTCCTCCTGTACGATCTCTTCAAACCCGCTCTTGACGAGAATTGCCTTCACTTTCTCCTTCAGCAGGCGGGGGCAGCGCTCATACAGCGCCTTTGCCTCCTCCACGGTCTCAGCGGACATGATTTCCTGTGCCCATAGCATCGCCATCATAAGTACCATCCTTTCGATTTTTTGTGTGATTTTATGCATAGACAGTCTCGCTCATTTCCAGCAAGCACTGCCGAAGCATCTCATTTTCTTTTTTCTGCGCTTCCAACGTCTGAGGCAGCTTGTCCAGCGCTTCCTGCCGTTGCTGGGCTTCCTGCGTTTCCTTTTCGCGCTGGGCCAGCTCTTCGGCGGTCGGTGGGGGTGGTACCGTGCCCGCTTCGTACACCATGTAGGTGCCGTCTGCCAGTGCAACGCCCCAGTAGTGCTGGCCGGGCTGTGCAGCATCGTTGTGCTCGCTCACGGCCTGCGCAATGGCGGTGTAATCGGCTTTTGCCGCCGGAGCGGTGTAACCGGGCTTGATTTTAGTGTCCATACAGTGCCTCCTTATCCAATCACATTGCCGCTCTCGTCCACCAGCGTGGTGGACGGCATGATCAAAGCGGTGCGAATGCCGTACGAGTAGGAGCAGTTGGTGTCGCCAGAGTCGCCATCGGAGCCGACGACCAGCGCGCGTTTGGCGGAGACGTTGCAGCCCGGAGAGCGGAGCCACCAGAAGGTGGCAGAACCGTTGAGATAGGCAACACGCTTGGAATCCGAATCATGATCTGCACAGCCCTTGAAATAGGCTAGCTCTGCACCCTCGCCGCTCGGCATATAGTCGTAGCTGAAACTCGTTTCGGTCGCACTGAGCAGGAAAATCTTCGCAGACAGGCCATTCGAGCCGCTGGTGACGGTCTTTGACGTACCGTGGCCCTTGCGATACGGAATCTTTACCTGCTTGATGGCGTTCTTGACGCTCGACTCGACCAGATTCATGAACGTGCTGTTCAGGTAGGAATGGATGGTGCTTTTGGCATAATCGTTGGTGTTCGAGCTATCCCACTGGCGGTTTTCGTAGATGTCCTTCATCAGCAGCCAAGTACCGTTGCAGCTATCGTCATAGATGCTGGACGGCTTGCCCTGATGGACAACGATAAAGTTTCTGGCAGAACCATTTACTTTGATTTTAACGATGCTGCCCACGGCCAGACTGCCTATGGGGCTGCCGCTTTGATAGACGAGCCGGGCTTGACCATTTATGCCGACGTACACCTTTTGCACCTGCCGGGCCTGACCGCCCACGCCCACATAGAGTTTGGACATTTTGTGTGCCGTGCTCCCGGCACCGAGATAGATGCTCATGCGCCCACCTCCTTATGCGTACACCAACAGGACAGTGCCTGTGTCGAGAGCGCTTCCCACGCCGGGGTCGGTGGTCTGCGCCTTGACCGTAAAGCCGTTGACGCTGGTCACGCTCAGGGTGCCGTCATTTGTCACGCCGAGGCCAGCGCCAACTTTTACGGAGCCTAGATGGTCAGCCGTGGCAGGCGTGCCGAACTTGGCGTCCGCCTCGGACTTTTTGTAGTAGTCAGAAAAGTCCACATTGACGGACGAGTCTTTCCAGGCCGAGGTAGCGGGGTTCCACACCCAGATGGTGCTGTTTTCCGCAACGATCGCCCAGGAACCAGCGGCCGCTGTGGGGTAAGCGTCACGCAGGTCCTGAGCGGTGCTGTAGTAGCCCTTGCAGCCGTTAGCGATGAACGTGATCTGGTCTGCAGCTTTCTGGGCGGAGCTGGCGTTATCCTGTGCGGTTTTTGCATCCGCAGAGGCAGATGCTGCCGCCTTCTTGGCAGTGGTTGCAGAATTTTCCGCAAGCGTCACCGCCTTTTCCGCCGCCTGCTGTGCCTCCAGGCAGGTAGACACATAAGACAGCCAGGAGGACGAAGAGACGCCGGTGACGAAGAAATAGCTCTGCACGGCCACATCATCCGGGTAGGCGGCACCGCCCACCCGGGCGATGATGTCAAAGGTACGCAGCTCGTAGCCGGTATCGGGGCCCATCACGCACAGGTTGACGTGCACGTCACCGGGGCGGCGCAGGGCCTGCTCGGCCAGCTCCAGCGTGACGATGTGGGGGCTGTCAGCGTCCACGGTCACGGCGGCGTGCTTGCCGCTGGCGGTGAGGATCTGGTCATACCAGCCGAAGTTGTTGGCCCCTTCGCCCCGGTACTGCACGGTGTACACCGCACCGTCCGGAGCCTTGTACGGGGTGCCGCCGTTGTAGAGGGCAATGCCGATGAAGCGGCTCTGCGCGTCCGACTGCATCACCGGGACGACAGGCGGCGCGCTCTGGGACTGGAAGTCCATTTTAAGGATCTGCATTCGATGCCTCCGAAGTGTCCGGGTCGGTGTACTCGATCACGTCGCCGGAATAGGATTTGCTGCCGGAAGAAATGGTGCCCGCCACGCTGTTGAGCTGCACGGCGTTCTTCCCGGCATGGTAGGGATAAACGGTATACTGGGCCACCTGCACGGTGGTGTTGGTGTGCCGGTCGCGGTCCATGAGCACCACTTTGTCATATAGGCCAAAGGACAGGTGTGCGTACTTGTCCGGGGCAAGCCGGGCCAGATCCGCAACCTGACAGCTGTAGGAGCG